GTTGCCGAATAATTATAAAAAATTACAGGTGCTGTTATAGCAGTATTTGTAGCCAATTGATGCCCCTTCTCGTATTGAAAAGGGGCATCAAAGGGGAAAATTTATAACTTATCTAAGTTAGAGTCGAGCTGTTGCTCGGCTTTTTTTGTTACATGTAAATAAATATCTTTTGTTGTAGTCGCATCTTTATGGCCTACTCGGTTTTGAATTAAGTAAAGAGGAACACCCAATTCAGCGAGTTTTGAAATGTGAGTATGGCGGAATGTGTGAACAGTGGTTATTTTTTGAATATTAAGCTCTTTTTTTGCTTCACGAAGCCAATCGTTGAGAGTAGTATTGTTCATTGGATACCCATATCTTCCAGATGAAAAAATAAATTGAGTTCCATTCGCTTCTTTTTCTTCGTCATGTATAATTTCTAAAGCTCTTTTAGGAAGAGTAACATCACGATTACTTTTAGCCGTTTTGGGAGAAGGCTGTTTCTTTTTATTAACTAAGGTGCTATTAATTACGGCTACCTGTTTTCCATCTTTTTCTATTATGTCATTAGGAATTAAAGCAGCAGCTTCACCGAAGCGCAAACCGGTTTGGTAAAGGAACTCACAGAAACGCCCATAATGAGGGGAGCGTTTATACATATATTTTAAAATCTTATTTAACTCTTCTTCATCAAAGTATTTCTCTTCAATCTTGTCAGCCGCACTGGATTTCTTATAGTTAACATCGGCATCTTTAATTGGATTAGTTTTAATATAATTATGTTTTTTTGCATATCGAAGTAAATTTCCTAGAGTGCCTTTAAATTTTTGAACTGATGAATTTTTGTAGTTCTTTTTGTAGATTAGATCATCTAAATAATTTGATAATAAAACTGGTTTGATGTTAGCAACTAAAACATCTTCACCGAGTGTGTTTCTAATGATTGTTGCACGACTTTTATTATTAATATAAGTGTGTTCTTTA